ACTTGTTGCAGTTGCCCAAGTTGGCGCACTAGCACCATTAGAAGTCAATACTTGACCAGTAGTTCCAGCAGCAGTTATCGCATGAGCCGTACCAGTACCATAAACAGCACCACCAGCCGTAGGGGTTACAGTTGAGTTTGTACCGCCATTGGCAACACCCAAAGTGCCTGTGACACCTGTAGTAAGAGGTAGACCTGTCAGATTGGTTGCAACACCACTCGTAGGTGTTCCTAACAATGGAGTAACTAAAGTTGGACTTGTTGCAAGTACGTTAGCTCCAGAACCTGTAGAGGTTGTCACACCAGTCCCACCACTAGCAACAGCTAGGGTAGCTGAGAGTCCAGCAGCAGTACCAGATGTATTTTGATTAAAGGTAGGCCATGTAAATGTACCAGTAGAAAAGTTACCTGAAGCTGGAGTACCTAAAACAGGAGCTACAAATGTTTGACCTGAAGCCCAAGTATTAGCTGTATCTAGTTGACCAAAGTTATTAAGGTCAGCAGCAGTTACACGAAGTTCCACCTTATCACTTGTAGAAAATATTTGACCTGTAGTACCATCTTGAGCACGTACAATGGTAAAGGTATCTGTAGTACGAGCAGTTACTTTAACAATCTCTCGTAGAGTACCTGCTACGTTCTGTAAGGTACAGTAAAAGAAAGCAGCACCAGAAGGTGTAGGGAATAAAGCTCCTGCTCCTGTAGCAACCGTTAGTGAGGTAGCAATTGCTGTTATCCCACTAGCTAAGGTTGTTGAAGCATTATTAGTAAATTGAATCGTCATATGTTATCCTAATATTTCATTGTTTATAGCATCACTGTTAAGAGTGTTCAAACTTGGGGTTGGTGCTGGAACTTTTATTGTAACTAAACTAGCTACCATACTTGATAAGAAACTTAATACTTTAGACTGGTTAAGGTAAATAACATTTACTATTAAACTTGTTGTAATAGAACTAAAGAAAGTATTAAAACTAGAAATAGTAATAGCTATAAAAGTATCTGTAGCTTCATCTCTAACCCAAGGTACTAGTAAAGGGTCAGGTACTCCTCTTACAAAGTCTTGAGGTTGACGTGGTTCCCAATCTTGTTGGCAAACCATCAACCCATCCCATCTTTGCTTTAGCTTAGAAGCTTTAAACTTCCTACCACAGCTATCACATATGGCATCCCAGTCTCCCCTATCCCATCTTGAGAAGTAACCCATGTTATAAGCTAGAAGCTGCCAATACAGGAAGGTCACCAACCAAGGTATAAACATTAGTAAGTGATGTTGTAGCTGAAAGTTCTAACCTATAAGTAACTTGGTCTAAGCCACCAGAGATACGCTGTGCCACTCTAGAGCCATTAATTACTGGAGTACCTACTAGGATAGAGGAAGGACTTGAGTCAGTACCTTCTACCACTTCAACTACCATAGTAGCACTAGATATAGTTTCACCACTTGCTATCACATTAGAGAAGTCAAATGTAAACTGCTCATTCTCTGTAGTTAGTTTGTATGAGAAAGAACTCATAGGTTTAAATCCTTATTAGCAAAGATGGTTCTAATTTTAGTAGACACTACGGACAACACTTTAGTAGCAGCATACATAAGTCTTTGGTTATTATATTTATAAAAACTTATTGTACTTTTTATTAATTGTGGTATAATAGTTGTTATAATAGTTTTAGTAAGGTTAATACTCTTAACTATAGTGAAACTAATACTACTATTAATACTTAACAACTTACTTATATACTTAGTAATAGATAATGTAATAGTAGAGTAGGTTAGTAATACTAAGTTAAGTATCTTCATAATAACTAAACTAACACTTTCTGTAACTACTAAAGCTAATATCTTACCTATTGCTTTAATAATGCTTGCAATGGTAGTAACAACTGCAACAACATTCTTTCCTACTTGTTTAACTACTTGTTCTGTAACTACACTAGACATTTTTAATGTCTTAGCTACACCCTTAACTAATAATTCTGATACAGTAGAAGAAGCAGTCAATGTTAAGAAGTGACTTGCTCTTTCTAAAATAAGTTCTGTTATGTTCTCTATAGTTGATACTATATTCTTAAGAACACTCTTAACAAAAGAGGCTGTAGAAGTTAAAGAAGCTATTAGACTTTTACCAACACTCTTAAAAATACTTTGAGTGACACTACTAACAACTGAGTAAGTCTTAGGAAGTAGTTTTACAACTGTCTCTATAACTGTACTAGAGACATTTAAAGTTCTAAACCTAGAGGTTACCATTGCCAAGGTATTACTAGAGCCTTGTAGGTAGCTCACAAGCTTCCCTAAAACTCTTAGTGTTGTAACTGTTACAGTAGAACCTATAGACAACAATACATTCTTAACTTTAGATACAACTAACGACTGAGTAATAGCACTTGTTAAACTTTTAATTAAACTAACACCCTTAAGAAAACTAAAAGTAACAGTCGAAGCAATGATAAGGCTTTGTAAGAAGTTTACAGAACCATTACCATTGACTGCCTCAACATTTAATGCTGACTCATTTAAAGCCATTTCTTATTAACTGAATTGAGTCTTGAATGTAAACTGAATTGAGTCACCTGAAGCTAATACAATACCTGTGAAGTCACCTTTAACAAAAAGGTTACCAGCAGTAGAGGCATCAAATAAACCAGCATTAGTGATTGTTAAAGCACCACCAGCAGTTTGTGTACCCACTACTTGATAGGTATCAGAAGTTGTAGTTGTTGTTTGTTGTGTAGATGTACCTGCAACACGAGTACCAGTCTCTGTAAACAGTGTTGTATCAGAAGCTGCTGTAGTACCAGCACCTGTACCCCATGCAACATAAGAGGGTTCTGTACCAGACCCTTTAATTCTATTGGTAACTATTGCTTTACCAGTTGTAACGATTAGCGTAGCCATTGTTTAATTCTCCATAATAGCGTTTTAAATATATTCTTATTCCAATAGGCAATTGTACCCAACTCTTCTACCGTGCCATTAGCACGAGTAATAACAGCAGATAGCTGTACCTCTTTAGCTTGAGATTGAATACTTACCATTGTTTAGTTAGATACAAGATAACAGAGAAAGATTTAATACCAGACCAACCTTCAGTCGTGTATGTAACCTTACCTGTGAAGCCTGTAGCACCAGCATTGTTTTGTAAGCCACCAAAATCACGGTAGTCTACTTTAGCTCTTCCTGTTAGTTCTTCAATACGAACTGGAGTGGTAGCATCCCAAAACAAATTAACTGACAAGCCATCTTCAATGTTATGGATAATCTTATCTAGTTTATATTTAGTAGCTTTAAGGTAGTTAGACCCTGTAGGGTCAACTGACGATTGAGCAGCTGGGTCAACAACTACAGTAGAAGAAACGTCAGAGGTGTCTAGCACCCCTTCTAGTTTAATTACTGTATGAGCTGCACCATCCTCAAGTATTTGAATAGTGGTTGAGTTAGCCATTGTCTATCCTATCGTACAAGTTCGTTAGCTACAAGCACATAGTCTGTAGTTAAGTTCTCTGTACCTACTGGAGTAATTTGAAACACTGGAGATAAGTAAGCATTGGTTACTGTAAATGCATTAGTAGCACCAACTGTAATACCAGAGATACGAGCTTTAACAACATCACTTACATATACTAGAAGGTCTGTACCATCATAGTAGAAACCAACATCAACATAAGTTGCAGCACTAACTGTTGTAATAGCAGCAGCTAAGACAGTTGTTGTACCATTGATTACAGATACTAAGTCTAGGTTAAGTTGTGAAGCAGCTTTACGGAAGTAAATACCATCAGCAGTGATGGCAGCATTAGCTGTATTCAAACCAAAGAACATAGACATTACACCAGTAACTGCTGAAGCAGAGATACGTTGTAAGAACCAGAACTTGTTACCTTGAGTAAATGAGAAGGCTGTAGCAGCACGAGTTACAGCAGAAGCTGTAGCAGAGGCAGGAGTTAAGACTAAAGTACCACCTACACCAGCAGCACCTACACCTAGGGCTACAGCACCAGTACCTGAAATGGTATAAGCTGTGGTAGTACCAATATCAAAGAAGTCATTTGAATAACTTGCAGTGTCTAAATTAGAATTTCCACTTGTGTGAAATGGGTCTGGTAATGGATAATTACCTAAAGGTTGTGTTGAAGGGACAGTGGCAACGCCACTTAGAAATCGGGTTGGGTTTGACATTTAGTATCCTTTGACGTTGTATTAAACAACGCACCTTTAAGTGCGTCATTGGAAGAGCATTAGTATAATGCTTTATTTAGAGTTTGGTTCTGGGCGTTTGCCCTTTTCTTTCTCACGTTCGTATGACATATATTTCCTTTAATAAAGAGTGAGACTTACATAAGTATTTTACACCTAAAGCTCATTCAATATATACTACACTAATTCTCGACTAATGTCAAGAACTATTTACTAAGGACCATTAACACCCCAAATAGCACGAGGGTCAGACCAACCGAATGAATAACGTTCGTAGCCTTTAGCCTTCATGTTCATTGTATCAAAGTCATTGTCTTGGTCAAAAGTAATACCAGTACGCTCATAATACTTCATACCTGTTTTACCAGGAATAGTATTACGGATAAACCAAGCGTGAGGTGAAGTTAAGTAATGATTAACTTTGAAACCACCTGGAATGTAGTTACCAGACTTGATTACGTTAATATCATTATTAGCATTACCTGTTTGGTAAGAACTCTTAAGAATACGTTGTGCATTCATTAACTCTTGACGAGCGATAATCAAAGTGTGTGGCATGATGTTAATCAATAAGCCACGGTCATTTTGAAGACCCATGATTGCAATAACAGCATCTTCTAAAGCACTCTCAGACAAGTCAACATCAACTGTTGGACGGTTAGCCCATGTACCACCTGATGTGTTTGGGTGAGCAGTGTTAGCTAATGATGTATTATCACCACCTGTGTATGAACCGTTGAATGCACGGTTGTATACGTTAGCAGCAACGTTCTCTTTAGTTTGACGGAAAGACATAGCCAATGCAGCAGCACGACGACGACTAACAGCTTCATACAAGTTGTCATCTAACTCTTCTTTAGTTACGATGTAACCAGTAGAGTAAGCAACGTGTGTGTAGCGAGTAGTGAAGCCTTGTACTTCTGAATCGTATTGTACACCTTGACCTTCTGGTTTAACAGAAGCTAGACCGAAGCCTGTAAGTTGTACATCTTCTTCATAGTTTTGACCAGATGTTTCTGAATCAAACAAGTCAGTGTATTCCACTGCATGTTCGTCATAAACCTGACCCCACCATTGTTTGATACCAGGCCAGAGGGCCTTCGGATGACTTGCGGTACTAATTAAACCTGCCATATAATTCTCCTATTATTATCTATTAAACGCCAGTACGACCAGTTGCAGCACCAACGTAGTTATGTACGTTAAAGCGAACTAGTAATGCTGAGTAAGCACCAAAACCATTATCAGGACGTTGAATTAGACCTAATACTTGTAATGGAAGACTTAAAGTTGTTGCAGGAGATGTAGCTACCATGTTTGAATATGGAGCACCATTACCTAAAGTTGTTTGGTTAGCTACGACTGTAACAGCAGCATTACCTGTCATGTTAGCAGCAGCCCATACAGTAGAGTCACCTTGGATTTCAAATACAGTACCTGGGTCTGTAACAACATAAGCATAATGCTGACCTGCTGATAAAGGTAAGTAAGTTTTTTCTAATGATAGAGAATTACCTACTAATGAAGTACCAGCATCTGCAACACGAATACCTATAATAACACCAATAGGTAAAGTAGATACACCAACTACACCTGTCCATTTAATGATGTTAGGAACACCATTAGCATCTGAACCAGAAGCTGCCATTACTACATCACCAATTGCATATGTGTTTGAAGCATCAGTTGGGATTGAAAACAGAGTTGCACCTTGTGACCAAGGACTCCCATCTGTATTTTGTACTGGGCTTAGGCCCTTAGGACGATTGATATTCGCCATATATTACTCCTTAAAATTTGTTTGATTGATTCATTTTGATACCATTCTTAGGGGTATAGAAACCTTCAGTAGATTCTGAAGAAGCCTTACCATTACGAATTGCATCATCTGTAGCATTTACTTTAGCTTGAACAGCTTGTTGGTCTTCCTCATACCACTCTTGTTTAACTTTCATCAAGTAGGCATACTGAGGTTCTTTACCATCTTCACTACGTCCAACTAAAAATCTAACCTTATCTCCGACATCAGTGTTACGAGAAACAACGTTCTCACGTGTACCACCAACTTCGTCAGGGCTAACAAATTCATAACCACCAGACTGTGCACTAGCAATACGACCTGGACTGTCATTAAAAATATGTAAGTGATAACCTTCTATTTGATGTTCAATAGTTAGTTTACCTTCTGTACCATTAAAGACATTACGCTTACGCTCAGTACCTGTACCAAGACGGTCAGCTGTAGACCTTACTGCTAATGCTTTCTCTTTTTTCTGTTCTAATGTTAATGCTTGTGCCATGCTTATCTCCTTAAGACCAATCGTATGATTCAACGTATTCTTGTTTTGTTTTAAAAAGCCCTTGCTTAATAAACTTATCACAGGCTGCTTTAGCATCTGCTGGAAGATTATCATAGCTTTGCTTCTTAGATGACGAGCTACCTCTTGTGGTAGAACTGTCTACACTACTACGTGATTGATTGGGATTTTCATATATCTCTGGTAATCTTTGTTTCAATTTCTCATCGAGCTTATCTAAAAAAGCTTTTCCTGTTAGTTCAGGGAACTGTTTACGTACTGATGCACCGAGAGCATTAGCAATCTCAGTTGCCTCAACCTCACCACCAAACCATTTGTTCTCACCTAACCAATCAGCTAAAGAAGGGTCAAACTGTTCTTCAGTTCGTAAAGGTGCTTGTGGAATTACTGGTTCTACTTTCTTAGACTTCTCTTCTTTTAAATCTTCAATGCGGTCTTCTAACTCAACAACCAAGTCAGCATCACCTTCACGGATAGCTTCCTTACGTTGGTCTTTTAAACTTAATAGTTCATCTTGGAGTTGCTTTTGTTTACGCTCAAAGGATTCCTTCTGAAAAGTTTTAAACTCTTCTGTTGCAGCCCTTAGTTCTGCAATTTCACTATCGTGCTTCTGACGTGTGACTTCTAGTTCTTTCTTAAGTCGGTCATTGTTAGCACGTAGGATAGGATTAATTTCCTTACCACGTTTCTCAAAAGTCTCTGCATCTACCCAGTCTGCTTCATTACCTCGGAACTCTTCTTTAGAGACCCAACCGAAATGACGTGCATTCTTTTCAACTTCAACATTAACTTCTACGTTATCTTCACTCATTTTAAACCTTCCTTATGTATAGCTACCACATCCAAATCATTGATGACACGGTATTCTAAATTATCTGCTGTCTCTTTACCTTTGTAAATCAAACCTGAATACTTACCAAAAGTAATAAGGTCACCTACCTTACACCAAGCACTTGGTTGGTCTGAGTAAGCTGTAGTGCCTAGTTCAATAACCGTACCTCGCATTTGAGCAAGTCGTTCCATATCTACTGTATCTTTAGAAAGAATAATACCTCCTACTGATACTTCTTCTAGGGCTAGGGGTTGTACTAACAACCTATGTCCTACTGGAGTAATGCCACTATTGTTTACCATAGTTAAGCCCTTCCATCATATCTTCATAGTTTACATTCACTATATTTATAACTGCTGCACATCGACCTTTAATTTCTTCGATGTTATCATACGAACCTGCAACTAGGTTCTCTTTTAACTCTTCTCTGCTATTTAGTAAAGACTTAAAGAACGCCTTGGTTACTGGATGCTGAGTCCATTCCTGGAACTCCACCGCTGTTAGAATCATTTGCTTCCTCTCTTTGGTTGTTACTATCTATTTCAAACGCCTTCATCATCATCTCTGCTTGCTTCATTAGATGGTCTCTATGAGATTTCTCCAACCCAATCTGAGTATTGAGTAAAGCAATTTTATGTCCAGTCTCTACACCCTGAGCTTCTGCCATAAGTTTTACTGCCTCAGCTTGCAACTTAACTACTGTAGCTTGTTTTACTTCTGATTCTTGTGCCAACTTCATTGCTGCTATCTTACCCTTAAGTTGCATATCAGCTTGCTTCACTTGAGCCTTAAGTTGTTCAATTTGAACCTTAGGATTCTGTGGAGGAGGAACTGCATTAGGTCCTTTAGGGTCTGGTAATATCTTATCTATATCTTTAACTTTTAATGCTTCTAAGTAACGTACATTAACTGCATGTAGGTTATAGCCTGGAGATTGTCTAGCAGCAGCTAGTACAGCTGAAGCTTGCATTAGACGTTGTGAGTCTGACACTACATTAGGGTCTGATGAAGGACTGATGTCTTCAATAGGACCTTGATAGTCTTCAATGATAATTTTCTTAGAACCAAAGGTGGTCTCAGGAGCTAAGTATAATTGATTCAAACGATATTGCTTCTTGAACTCTTGTTTAAGAGAACGATGAATACGTTTAAAGATACCAGAGAATATCTTCATACCTTGTTCAACCATGTTACGACTAGTTTCAGCAGGAGTGTTCTGACCTGGGTTCTCACCTACCATAGCCTCAGTAGCAGAACCAATACGTTCACCATACCCTACTAATAGATTAAGTAAAGTAAATAGAACAGGAGAAGGTTCACGTACAGGTAGAGGGAATACATTCTTACGAATGTCATCACCTGTAGTTTCTACATGCTTCCACTCTAAGGGAGCAAACGATTGATTGCCACCACGAATCTTAAGACCACGGCCCAGAAAACCTCCAGCAGTATTGGCCATAGTGCCAGCATCCATAAGCTGATTGATAATAGTATTAATAGATTCATTAAGAGGGCCAAGAAGCACTCCAAATCCAAGGTCATAAAAACCTCCATCAGGTGAGGGAATAAAACTAAACTTAGTAAAGTATTGTTCTGGTTTGATGAACACGATACGTCCACCTTTCTTTTCAATACCAGTCTCAAAGTAGTTAGCTACTATACGTAATACTTTCTTAGATTCTTTATGTACAGTTACAATGTAAGGTTCTGAATATCCATCACCATCTAAGTCTAGGTAACGGTGTTGCTCTAAAATTTCATAGGGGGTATCTGGGTCACTAGAAGCTGGATGAACCCCTTGAGCTTTATCTCTAGTCTCATTAGGGTCTAAGCTACGTGATTGACCTAAGTCTGTTTTAGTATATAGACCACGAACAGTACGTTCGTGTATATCATTCTTACTCATGTATAGAACATGTGTAATACGGTTAGCTGTATCCAAACTCTTAGTCCAGTAATCTACAACCAAATCTTTAGCTAACACCATATCAGAGATGTTACCTTTGTGTCTAGGAGACCAATAGGTTTTCTTAAATGAACAACCAATAATAGGAGTGGTAATTAATACCTTATCCATTTGGTCTTCCCAGTTCTCGTCTTCTTCTAGAAGCTGATAGGACATATGGTCTTCAACACGTCTAGCTCGGAGAGCCTTCATACCATCTAAGTCATCACCATTAATACGACACTTAACTAAGTCTGTACCAGTGATAAGAGCAGGGTAAGCTCTAGCATGAAACTGTAAGGCAGCAATAGTAATTAGAGGGAACTTAACATTAGAAGCACCAGCCCAAGGGAATGATTTCTGTTCAACAACTTGGAGAGCAAGTTTCATACTCTCATCCATCTTGTGTTCCCAGTCTTGACGGGATTCTTTGTCCATGTCATACTCACGAACAACCTTCTCACCAATGGTAGTTAGTTGCTGTTCATCCATATCATCTGCAATGTTAGGAGATGAAAGTAAAAAGGCAGTACCTTGCTTGTAATCTAATTCCATGTATTAATACCCGCAAACGCTTGAGCGTCCGTCCTCTTGAGATTCTTTCATCATTGTCATATAGTCTTCTTCTTCCATCTCTTGTAAGGTAGATGCATTATGTACTTGGTCTATAACCAACCCTAACCAACTAGAGGCATCCACCTGGTCATCATGCCTAGACTTTGGGAAACGAACAAGTTCATCTTCATAGTCAGGATACCACGCTGCCCCTTTGTCAAACTTAACACCTCCACCTCGCAACCTTGCTTGAAAGGACCTAGCTCTGGCTTGCTTATCTTTAGTAGGAGTCATAGGGTATAAGTTTAAATAACTATTCCTATTGTACATCTCACTTCTTAAGATTGCACCAATGGCCTTTTCAATTGCACCCTTCTCAGTTATAAACAACTGTGGGTCATACTTCCTTTGTACAGAGAACATCTCATTAACAATCTCTAAGGCATCCCAACGCCCTTTACGGATGTCGACAATATACATAATCCCACGGTCATCCATCCCAGCGATAGCAATAACAGTATAATCGCTTCTCTCACTTTGGGAGATAGCAAAGTCC